CATCTTCAGCCGACTGCCTGATTTCACGCATCATGGCTTCAAAAGTTGTTCCGGCTCGGGTCGACTTAATCCCGGCATCGGCAAACGCGGACATAATCGCGGCAGTCTGTTCTACACTCATACCGGCAGAAGCCGCACTCGCCGCGCCATACGCCATCGCTTCACCCAGACCCTCGACCGTCGTGTTCGCACTGGCCGCCGCCTTCGCAAACACATCAGCGAATCGCCCAGCCTGGTCAGCCTCTTCACCAAACGCCATCATCGTATCAGAGACAATGTCAGCCGCTACAGCCAGGTCGACAGCACCAGCCGCCGCCAAGTCAAGCATGCCCGGCATCGCCGCCATAATCTCATGAGCATCAAATCCAGCCCTTGCGAGCATCTCCATACCACCAGCGGCCTCGGACGCACTGAACCTCGTTGTCTCACCAAGTTCACGCGCCTGACCTCGCAAGGCATCCAACGCATCTCCGGTCGCCCCACTAACAGCGGCAACCCTGGCCATAGCATCATCAAATTGCATCCCAGTATAAACAGCGGCGGTAGCGACCCCGGTAAGCGGTGCTGTGACGTATTTCGACATCATGCCCCCGGCCTTCTGCATCGACCGACCTGCATCAGCCATTCTGTCAGTCAGACCACCACTGGCCTCACCAACATTATGCAACTGCGTTTCAGCGTCTCGAATATCATCTCGCAGACGGTCTAAGCGGAGGCGGAGTTCGGCATAAATCGTACCAAGATTTCGTGCCATCGGGTCACACCCCCTTTATAACCACTTACTTGCATCCTCCTCTAATTCAAGAGGCTTCTCCCCCTTTTCCATTTTCGTCACGTATACAAGACACGCCGAGTCAAAGCAGTACGATTCGTAACTGGTCAACCCGGCGATGAGGTCGGACGGTCTACAGCCGAACGTCCTGGCAACTCCTATCAGTTCAACCATCTTGACGGGGTCACGAACGAAAGGATTCGAGGGAATCTACCCCCGCCATCGCAAACTCAAATATCGCCATCTTCTGCACCATCGTCAGCGGGTAATTCTCCTGGAACTCTTCCCATTTTGGCTCCACCAGACATTCCTTAGCAATCGCGTCAATAATCGGTAGCATCTTCTTCATGTCGTCCATATCGGACTCCGGCATTACCGGAACCTTCGGCTCCTTCTTCTGACTCTGGTTCCCGCCCTTCTTCCCACCAGACGGCGTCTTCTCAAACACGTCGAACGCGGCGTTCTTCAAGGCGTTCGGCATGGACTCCAGCGTCATGATGTGCGGGGTCATGTCAATCGCCCTCAGTCTTACACCAATCGTCTCTCCCGGCGACCAGCCAGGAATCTCAACAACGACACCCTTAGCCCGCTCCTTAATCTCCTCAATCGTGATAACCTTCGTCACTTTCTTATCAGTCATTAACAACAACCTCCTCATCAGAATACGGTCCACCGACCTCTTTTTGATACTTCTTCAGCATCTTTTCGTACTTACGAACAACAATGGGGTACTGCTTCTTGTTGCCGACTGCCTTTTTCACGTCTTCCCGAGCCATCTTCAAGTTCTGAAGCAGGGCATTACCCCTCTTCGTGAGGCTCGCAAACGGATACTTCACCCGGCAGTGCGGACAACAGAAGAAATACCCCACTCTGTCATTCGTCAAGTCTTCCTCTTCAATTTTAACCAGCTTCAGGTTCATCCTCCGTCCGCAACTATCACAATACACTACTCCCGTCGGCGACAGGAACGGAATCTTCATAACTCATCACTCCCTCATCTTCATTAGACCGTCGGCTGTGCGCTCACCACTTCAGACAGACCGGAATCAGCGGCCTCATTACTTGCAACAACAGCAAACACATAATCATCTCCACCATCCAATTCTGTCACAGTAAACTCAGTTGTCTCTTCATCTGCAACAGCTTCTATCCAATCATCCGGGTCTTCAGGTGCTTCAGTACCCTTGAAGTAATACACCTTATACACATCAGCACCAGTGACAGCATCCCAGGACAGCACAACTTCTTCAGTGCCGGGCGTGGCTTGCAGGTTCTCCGGTGGGTCGGGTGGAAGCACTGGCACGAACTCCTTCTTATACGTGGACTCACCGGTCGCCGGATTCTCCCTCGCCTTAATCGTGAATTCTGGCGTCCCCCACTCCTGGTCGGAATGAGTGACGTTCGGCGAATACCCCTTACAGAAGCGGAACAGATACCGCAGATACGCCTCACGACCGCCCTGTGCGTTAAACGCCTGGACAAACACATCAGCCTGGAAGGGCTTACGGTCGTACTGGTCCTCAATCTTCGGGGCTTCCCAACCGATAATCACATCCGGGTCATTCCCGTCATAAATCAGGGTTCCACCAGCAATCAATTCGGTCGCCTTAGCGTCGAACCGGGCATCAGTAAACCCGAGTTCAGCACCTACAACAACATCGTCTTCCTCGACCCTGACCAGGATTCGGTCTCCACCACGAAGCTCATCGGATTCACCCTCAACAACCTCAGCCTCGACACTTACTTCTTGCGCCGTGTCTATCCAATGCTTCTCAGGCACGGGATACGGCTTAGAACCGTCTTCATTCAGCGGAGTTATCAGGACTCCCCTCACTCCCCGCAGATACCCTCTCTTCACCTGAGTCTTCGGCATCTACATCAGTCCTCCTTTCTTCAACCTCTTCTTGCTTCTTACTCCTGCGTTTCTTCGGGGCGGGTTCTTCCATCAGGAGCACCTTCGGCTTTTCAGCTACAGCACTATCGGGCTTTATCAGTCCGGCAGACAGCAGGTTCTTCTCCAACTCAGCCGGAATTTTACCCACCTTCTGCCCGACAACCAGCCGATAATACTGGCCCCGGAAACGCACCACTCTATTCACACGAGCTATCATAGACTCACCTTCCTTCAACCGTCTCGTATTACTTCAGTCTCAAAATCAAGTCTGCGCGTCAGGGCTTTCCATTCATCATCATAGAAGTCTTCACCAGAACCGACGTACCGCAGTCTGAAAACGAACCCGTCCTTAGTCACCAGGTCACGGCCAAGCAGAGCGGCACGAATCTTATCAGCCAGAGCATCCACAGCCCCGAACTTCGTCTTCTCGACATACGGCCAAATCAGCACCGGTAGGTCAAAACCGTAACGTATGTTCGTCCCGGCATCCCCACCCAGACTGACGACGACATAAGGCTTCTCAACTTCAGGCCCGGCCATGAACGCCTCCATCACACGGTCGTCAAGTTCTTCAATTTCTTCTAACAAGACATCCCTGATTGCATCGCGCATACCCTACTCCTCCCAAAACCTTTTCAAAATCCGTTCGAGTGCAGCCCGGTTCGCGTCCATCGTCGGTCCCAGGATTGCATACTTCCCGGCTGACGCCAGTTCGAGGAACACGCCGTACGGGACGGTGTGCGACAATCTTAACACCAGTTCTGACGCCGTCATCTCCGAACTCGCTGTCAGACCCTGCCTCGCTCTTCCCGTCCTGTCTTTCCACGGACGATTCGACTTAGCGTAGCGTTCGAGCATCGGCTCAATCTCACGTTTAGCAACACCTTCAAGGTCTCTCCGCTTCTGCTTATCCCAATCATACAGAGCGTCAATGACTTCACGAACACCTTTGACATCTTTTACAGGCATCTAACTCACCTTCTCCAGTATCAGGTGATACCCGGCAATCTCACCCTCGGCCTGCACCGGCTGTCCTTCGACAATCCTGAATTTGCCTACACCTTCAACCTCGAATTCATCAGTCACATTCGCTCCCCACTTCAGGTCGGCTTCGTCATCAGCGAGAGCAACCCAGGTCACCTTATCCCGTTTACCAGCGGTTTCTGCAAGTTCTGTCTGTCCGGTGAACCTCGTATACAGCAGTATCACATGCTCACCAGGCTCGGACTCCACCAACTTTCGACCACCACCGTCGGGGACGTACTCCTTACGCTTCACATAGACTGTAGTCGGATTCAGGCTGATGGCGATACGAACGGCTTCCTTCTGAACTACTGCAAGCATCACTCATCCCCCTTCCTCCTGACTTCCATCACGAGCGTAATCATCGGGTCTTCGCCCTTCTCCTCCACGACATCCATCTTCATGACTTCAACTTCAAGACCTTCTATACTCGCCAGCGCCTTCAGAACGGCTCCGCTGTAGTTCTCGTCAATCTGCGACAACCTCTTCTTCTCTGCCGGGGCTTCAATCTTCATCCCCTTCGGCAGGTTCTCCGGGGCCATCGGGTCACGTCTCGGGTCTACACGTGTCATCCTACAACCACCGCCCCTCCAGCACCGCCGAGCTTACGAATCGCTTCTTTCCTCAGCTTCTCCGACTTCTCGACCAGCTTCGTCGTGTCGTAGCTTACATTCCCAATCCCTATCGGGACGGACGTAATTCCTCCACCACCGTACGAGTTCGACATGACGTCCATCGCCTCGGCATAAATCAGGTCTTTGAACGCCTTCATGAACTTCGCCGGTATCGTCTCAAGCGTGCGGTTCATCGTCCCCTTATACACGGCCTTCCCGGTCATACGCGGTGCGGGCATCACCAGAATCTTCCGGCTGTCAGGATTCCATTCCCAACCGTAACCATAGCGATAATGCCACTGCTCCCACTTGTGCTCCAGGATGTGCATCAACGACGGGCTATGGAACACCCGCATCCCTGCATACTCAGGGTCGAGTCCCAACACACCCAGCGTTCCTTCAAGGTCAAGGGCGAATTCGGCTGACGACTGCGGAAACGACATCCAGAAATCAGTCACATTCACAA